ATACAAATACATGATGAACTTGATTTATCTATCGAGAGCGACAAGCAAGCTAAGAAGATAATTGAGGTCATGGAAAACGCTGTTACACTCGAAGTACCAAACAAAGTTGACTACGAGAGCGGCAAAAACTGGGGGAGCATAAATGATTAAAAAATATATAGAAAAATTTCACACATGGCATATGGTTTATAGACAAGAAATCATATGGTTTGTAGTTGGATTTGTATTAGGCGCTATAATACTATAATGTTATGGCCTATTTAAATGCGAACATACCTGTCACATATGCGCAAATTAGGAGAGAATATTTATATGACCTTAAAAAACATCATGGCGAAGTTGAAGACTGTATTATATTTGGTCTATCGAGTATTACTGGGCGTCCCATCCTTTTTCATTGTATTATGGAAAATGGAGCTGTCTACTATCGTCTACCGATATCTGCGTTTATTCAAAGAGGCTTTGACCCAAAGAACGTTCCTAAACGTAGACTTGATGAGCTGGAGCTTTGGAATTGTTTCAGTTATTATCCTGCTGTTACTTCTTGGGATATTTTAGACGGCCAATCTGGCAAATACATAGGTAAAGACAAGAAATGGCACTATGGTGCTTATCTTTTTACAGTTGATTTTGCTCACCCAGAGAGTAATATAGTAGATACTGATCATTCTGAGATCCCGCACGAACATAAGTGCGCACACATACTTGCCCTAGAAGATGGTAATTATGCGGCACAGCCAAACAATCGACTAATTTGGGACATCCCATCATTTACAGTTAAAGATGAGATACCAGATTGGAAAGTGCAAACATCAGAATGGAACGTAGAGGACACACGTAAATGGAGAACGGAAGATACCGATAACTTCTTTTACGAAATTGAGGAAAAGAAAAATGATTAAAAAAATTAAAAAATTATGGAACAGATGGGTCGAGTGGCTGTTTAAAGGATTTTATAAGTAGTTTATGGCCCTAAAAATCTCAGAATCGGCTTCGGTGCAGATGCCTATGAAGACGGTTGCCAGTTTGATCGCGATAATCGCAATCGGAACCTGGGCTTATTTCGGCATTCACGAAAAGCTTAATCAACACAGCACACAGCTAGAGTTGATAACAAAAGATTTAGAAGCTAACTCAGAGTTTAGAATAAAATATCCAAGAGGTGAGTTAGGTCAATCAGCTGGAGAAGCAGAACTTTTTATGATTGTGGAACACGTTAGTGGTTTACTAGAGGATGTGGAAGAAGAAATTAAAAGTATGAGAAACAATGCAGTTAATATAGAGTTTTTAAAGAAAAGAACTG